TCAGTTGGTAGAGCATGCGACTGAAAATCGCAGTGTCGCTGGTTCGATTCCGGCCCTGGGCACCATCCATCTTTTCTTGCCTTTCGAATCAACATCTTGCGTTGCGTTTTCGTCCCACTCAGGCGTTGCCGCGCCCGGGTGGGACTTTTCTTGTCCGGCCATAAGCGCCATCGCGCTCTCCGCCATCGCCTTCTGCGTTGCCGAGCGGGTGTATCGATCCACCTCCTTGAGCGTGGTGTGGCCTGTCACGGCCATGATTTGGTGGGGGCTGGCGCCCAGCTCGGCGAGCCGGCTTGCCGCGGCCTTGCGCAGCCCGTGCGGAGAGCACTGCGGCAGGCCGGCCTCCCTGCACCAAGCGCGGAACCGATTCCCGAAGGTATCGGGCGTGAAGGCGGTTCCGCGCTCGCTGGTGAGGAAGGTCAGCCCGCGCGAAGACGTCGCCGCGATCGTCTCGGCCAGATCGGGAATGACTGGCAGCATGAGGCGCACCGGCTTGCGAGCGCGGTTCTTCTGTTGCGTGAAGGTGAGCGTCCCGTCACGCAGGTGCTGACGGCCGAATAGCACCACGTCCGATCGGCGCTGCCCGGTGTAGAGCAGGAGCGCCAGTGCCAGACGCGCCATGGTGCCGATCGGATGCCGCGCCTCGAATTGTTCCACTTCCTCGATTGACCAGGCGTGGATGCCCTCGGGGTTCGCGGATGGCAGGTAGGGCACCGCCGCGGCCGGGTTGCTCGGCACCATGCGCAGCGCCACACCAGCGTTGAATGCGGCGCGCAGGGCCTTCAGAAGGCTGTTCGCGCCCTCGGGCGTCTCGGCTCGCGCGTCGCGGATGCGTAGCAGATGATGCGGCTCCAGGCGCGCGGCCGCCTTGGTGCCGTGTGTCATGCGGAACTTGTCCAGGATCGCGCGGCGAACCCGCTGCGCGCGCGGGTCCATCCGCTTGAAGGTGGCGGAGCCGAAATAGGCCACGCAAAGGGCATCGATGCTGCCGGGCGGTACAGCGCCGATCACCGGCTTGATCGGCTTCACCGGCGCATGGAGCGCAGTGCGATACTCGGCTTCGAAGGCGTCGGTGCCGGGTTCCTCGCGCAGGCGAATCTTGGGCCGGCCGGGCAGGCGCAGATAGGTTCGGACGTTCCCGTGCTTGTCGGCGTCCTGCACCGTGTATTTCCAGCGGCGGGGCTTGGTGATCATGCGGCGTCCCACTCGTTTGGGACGTTCTCGGATGCTGCGCGGCGATCCTCGGCCCACGCCTCCAGGTCGGCCCGGTGCCAGGCCTTCACGCTGCCCACCAGCGGCAAGGCGCGCGGAAGCAGTCCGTCCTTCACCGCGTTGTCGAAGGTCGCCGGCGACAGGCCGAGGAAGGCCGCGGCCATCTCCCTGCGGAGAAACAGCGGCCAGCCCGGCATGGCGGCGCCATCCTTCATCGCTCGTAAGCCGTCACGGTGCGTGCGATCTCGCCATCGGCATCGCGCTCTACAGTCTGCACCGCACGCGCCGGATGGTTGTCCACCACCGTCACCGGCGCGGGCTCCACGTTGACGTTCACCACCGGCCGGAACTGGATTGCCGGCGCGGCATCGTCGGCGCGGCGCTCACTGCGCTGGCGGGGCTCCTGCACGGCGGGCGGCGCCGTCTCGGCCCGCGGGTTCCATCCTTCGATTTCGCGCACCTCGTTCGCGTCCAGGATACCGTTGCGGACCGCGATTTCGTGCGCCTGCCAGCGCGCCGCGTAGTCGCCGCGCATAAGGCCCGACAAGTCGATCTCCAGGTGCAGCGCAGGGTCGGTGAAGACGCTGCGCGCGAACTCCGCTTCGATCTTGCGCGCCCATGGGCCAAGCGCGAACTGCGCGAACCAGAGGGCCGCCTGCGCCGAATTGGTGAAGGTGTTGTTGCTGTAGTCCTGCACCAGCGGCGGCGGCACCTGGTAGACGCGGCACAGCTCCTCCACGCTGAAGCGCCGGCTCGCCAGCACCTCGGCATCCTCGGGGCTCACGCTGATGGACTGCCACTCGGCGCCAGATTCCAGGATCAGCGCCTTGCGCGCATTGTGCGTACCAGTGAAGCCCTGCTCAAGCTGCCACCGAATGCGGTCCACCTGTTCCTTCGTCAGCGCGCTGGGGAACTTCAGCGCGCCGGCCGGCGTCGCCGCGTTTCGCCACATGGCGCCGGTCCATTCCTGAAGCGCGAGGGCGTTGCCCAGCACCTCGGGCGCGCGGGACAGGCGGGACCGACCGAGCAACCCATCGTCGCTGCGGTCGCGCAGGTGGAACACCTCGCCGGCCAGGAAGCGCCGCGGCTGGCCCGTGCCGCCCCATGGCGCCGTGTGGGCCACCACGTCGAAGGCAAGGGTGCCGTTCGCCAGTAGGATCGGCTGCACGTTGCCCCATGGGATCGGGCGCAGCGCGAGCGGCCGGCCGGCGCCATCGTAGTCGATGACGGACAGTGCGTTGCCGTGGAGCAATGCCTGCGCGACGGTCCATTCGATCCAGTCGGGCCAGGTCTGCGCGTCGTTTGGCCGACGCGTCAGCCGGCTGACGGGATGGTCGTTCACCTCGGTGCGGCCGCGCCCCTCGCGCCGGTAGACATAGGCCGGCAGGCTCGCCAGCGCGCTGGCATTGGCGCCGACGCACGCCATGACGGTGGAGAGGTTCTCCACGATCCGCGCGTTTACCAGGTGCCCGGCGGACGTGGCGCCCGGCGCAAAGGCCGAACCGAGGGAAGAACCAGCTGTCGCAGCGCGCGTCTCGCCGCGGCGAAGGATGCGATCGAAAATCCCCATCACAGCGCCTCCACCAGGCGGCGGCGCCACGCCACCCGCGCGCCGCGCGATCGCGCCTGCACGCTGGTTGCGGAATACGCAGGGAACGCCTGCACCACCGAGACTTCGATCAAGTCCACCGCGCGCAGCTCGCGCCGATCGGCAGCGGGCCAGCCCTCGGCCTTTGTGCGGAAGCTGAAGGACATGCCGCCGAGGTCGCGACGCTCGGCCAGCGCCAGCACGTCGCGGCCGAGCTGCGTGTCGGGAACGTCGATCGCGAAGGACAGCCCGCGCGAATCCTCGGCCAGGCGCAGGGTGCCCGATGCGGTGCGCGCCAGAAGGCGGGCCGGATCGTGGTCGACCAGGGCAAGCACGTCTGCACGCGCCTCCAGTGTCGCGCGGAAGGCGCCAGGCTTGATGATCTCGGTGAAGCCGCCGATCCGCGCGGGGCTATCGAATACGGCCGCGTAGCCTTCCAGCCGGCGGCCGGCGGCGCGCAGCTCGGTCGCTGCGCGCCTTTCCATCCCATCGGGGAACCGGCTCGGGGTCACGGCGTGGTCAGGTCCTGGATCGCCGCGAAGGACTGCGGGTAGCGCACCGCCACGTCCATGGTGAGCATCGCGCGCACCTGCACGTTGCCCTTGGCGTAGGCCGTCGTCTCGAACGGGTTCACCAGGATATCCAGCTCGGACCAGTAGCCGAGGATCAGGTCCGACCACCGGCCGAAGATCAGAGCCGAGCACACGGCGCCAGACGATCCCTTGACCAGATTCGACGGGACCATGTTCGTCACCGCCGCCGGATAGCCGGCGAGCTGGTCCGGGCGTTCCATGACATAGACCGGCTGGCCCGACACCTTCACGGTCCGCATGGCGTTGCGACGCACCAGCGCGTTGGTGAGGAAGGCGCCGCCCTCCACGTTGTCGATATCCAGCTCGGCGGCGAGGTTCACCACTGCATCCCAGGTGATCGGGCCGCCGTTGGCGCCGATCGCCACGGAGCCGATGCCCGCGGTGTTCAAGATCCCGCGCGGCACCGGCGCCGTGCCGCTGCCGTTGATGGCGGCTTGGTCCACCGCCTCGGCAAGGATGGCGGCGAAGTCCCCGCGCACCAGGTTCTCCACGTCGACGCTGGGCTGCTGAAGCATGTTGCGCGACAGCTCGGTGAGCGCGCCCGCGTGCTTGGGGGTCATGCTCACCTTTTCGAACTGGTGGTCGCTGGCGGTCAGCGCGGTGTTCTCGTTCACCCACCCGGTTGTCGCGCTGGCCTTCAGCTTGGGGATATCGAGGTTGCCCATCAGCCCGGTGAGCACGCGGGCGCCGAGGCGGCGCGTCACCAGCGCGTTGCGCAGGCGATCGATGAACTGCCCGCCGGCAAGGTCGGTCTGGATCAGGTTCGAGCCCGGCCCGCCGCCCGGCAGGGTGGTGGTGAGAACGCGCTGTTCCACCGGCTGGTGGAACACGCTCATGGGCACCGCGATGCCCTGGAAGGGCCGGCCGGCGCGCTGCGCGATTTCCTGCGACAGCTCGCGCTCGCGCGCGGCGTCCACGCCAGGGATGCCGGCCTGCCCGGCGATGGCGCGCACCAGGGAGAAGTTGCGCAGCTCGCGATCGAGGTTGCGGTCGCCGGTGCCGCCATAGGGCTGGCCCTGCATCCGGCGCTCGGCATCTTCGAGGGCGGACTGCCGGCCGATGCGCGTCTCAAGCTGCGCCAGCTCGGTGCGCAGCGCATCGAAGCGCCCGGCCTGGTCGCCGGACAGGTCGTTGTCGCCGGCGGCGTCGTTGATGGAGCGCATTTCCGCCGTGATGGCGGCGCGGCGCTCCAGAAGGGCGCGGAGGTGATTCATGGTGTGTCCTTCATGGGATCGGCCGCCGTCTCGGCGGGCGTGGTGGTGGATGGGCGTCCTTCTGAGGGACGGGGCGCCTCGCGGCGCTCCATGCCGTGCCCAGCGGCATCGGTGGGAAGGGTGCTCGCCGACAGGGAGAAGGGCACCGTCACTCCTCCTCGTCCCTGCCTTCGTTCACGCTTTCGTCGGCACGCTCGAAAGCCGCGCGAAGCACCGCTTCAACGTCGATGGAGAGATAGACGGGCGCCGGCTCGATTTCGCGGCGCAGCTCCGAAACGCTGCTTGGCAGCTCAGTGACGAAGCCCTCGGTGAGGGTCAGCTTCGTGCCCCAGAGGTCGACCAAGCGAATCTGCCAATCTTCGCCCGCCTGGAAGAGATGGATGCGTCGGTTGCTCCAGGAAACCGCCAGAACGCCGGCAGGCATTTCCTCAGCATTCCTAACGTCCAGCACGTCCGGGAAGAACTCGCGCATGACGCTGTTTGCCAGTGCGCTAGCGGTCGGCACGTTCACTCCGAAGTTGGCGAAGGTGCGGACAAGCGAGAGGATCGCGATATCGACGAAGCTGTATTCGGTCCACCCGCCGCCGGCAGGCTTCGGCGTATGGATGTTCACGAGACCGCGCTGAAGCCAAAGGCGAAGCGACTTCGGCGTGGTGCCGATGGCATACACGGCGTCGGAGAATCGCAGCTTCTTCGCCAGCGTCGCGTTCATACCAAAGGGCCTCCAGTGAGCACGGAATCTCTTGTGCTCCTTTGAGGCTGTCTCTGTCAACAAATTCGTGCTCGCTGGAGCATTTTCAACGCGGACCGAGCCCCGCCTCGCCAACGGCGAGGCGGGGCGTTGGGCGGTCAGGCGGCTGGCGTCGGCTCGGCCAGACTGCGCAATTCGTCAAGCTCCAGGTCGAGCGTTGTCCGCGCCTCGTCCAGGCCGGCCAGGACGTGGTCGACGCACCACGCAATGTGGTCGTTGTCGATTTCGCCTTCGCCCTCGGTCGCGTTGATCAGCAGCGCCAAGCCCTTCCTGGCATAGCTCAGCTTGTCGATCGCATCGATGATGCGGTCGGTGGCGCGGGACCGATTCGGGGCGGTAGCTTGGCTGTCAGCCATGGTCGTGATCTCCAGATGATCGCGGTTGTGGTCAGCCTCCCGGATGGCGTTGGCGCGCCACCGGGAGGCGCCTAACGATAGACTGCGCGCGCGTTGCGTCGCAACGATCAAGCTGCCCATGGGGAGCCCTGATGCCGGTGAACGAGGCGGAGCGTCCATTTCTAGAGGAAATGCGAATGCTCAAAACGGACGAAGACGGTCGGGAGGTTCTTGTCGGTCTGACCTTCGATGAGTCCGAGTGGTATTTCGCATACGTCGCGAAGCTATTTGCTTCTGACGATGACGAGGCACAAGGACGGTCGGCCGCGACGCGCACAGAGCGGAGCCGCTACGGCGAACTACACAGCCGCCACGAGGCGGCGCGGCAGCAAATCATCATGGCAGAAGCCGAGGGCCGGCAGCACCCGATCAAACACTGAATCACCCGATCCACCCGACATTTGCGAACGTCGCCGGCGCCGGTTCCTTCGCTGCCAGGCCTACCGCCGTCACTGCCGCCACCAGGGGATCGATGCGCCCGCGCGCGCGGTCCTTGGACAGCTTTCTATTGCCCGCCGGGTCCATATCGACCGCGGCATTCGCCACAGACCAGCGCAAGAGCGGGTTGCCCGCGTGGTACAGCTTCGCCTCCAACACCAGCGCCTCGAAGGCCGTAATCGCCGGGGACATGTCTTTGTAGCCCGCCCCGTGCGGGCGCAGCGCCAGCGGGATGCCCTCGCGGTCGAGCACCGCCTGCACGTCCGCCAACCCCCAGCGGTCGCAGGCGATGCCCACCAGGTCGAGCCCCTCCACCGCCTGCGCGATCCACGTCAGCAGCCAAGGCCGATCGATCGCGCGGCCGGGCATCTCCACCACCAGGCCGCGGCCGATCCACTCGCGATAGGGCGCGTGATCCTCGCGCTGCTTCACCTCCACCGCCGCCGCCGGCAGGAAGGCCGTGACCTTCAGCCGCCCCGTCTCCGGCCAGTAGAGCGCGAAGGCTGTCAGGTCCGCCGCGCCCGAGGACAGGTCCAGCCCGCCGAAGCACGGGCCGCGCGCTTCTGCCTCGCCGGCACACCCATCCCAATCCGCCGGGCCGATGAACCGCTCATCCGGCGTGACCGGCTGGTTGAGCACATAGGCGCGGAAGGCCGATTCCATGCTCGGCAGACGCTGCGCCTGCACCGCCTGCACCTCGATATCCGCGATGCGGACCGAATCGGCGTCCGGGTTCGCCATGCGCCAGGTCGCCTCGGCCCATGGGTCCGCGTCGATCGGCGCGCTGAAGACGGCGCCAGTGAAGGTGCGGTCTTCGATCGTCCCATCCTCCACCTGCCCAGCGTAGCGGATCAGCTCCTCCAGCGGATTATCAGGGTCCGGGGATCGGGTGCTGATTGCGAGCAGCAACGGCTCGGCGTGCGCGCCCTGGCCGGTGCGCAGCGCGTCCAGCAGCTCGCGCCCGCGCCACTGCGCCACCTCATCGCAAATCGCCACGGTCGGGGACAGGCCGTGCGCCTTGCGATGGTCCGCCGACAGCGCGCTGAAGACGCTGCCCGTGATCGCGTCCTCCACGGTCGCGTTGTAGTCCCGGAAGATCAACCTGTCGGCGATCGTCGGCTCGGCCATCGCGAAGGCCTTCAGCTCGTTGAACAGGATGCGCGCCTGCCCGCGATCGGCCGCGGCGCTCACCACCTGCCCCCGCTGCACCGATTCCGGCCCGACCAGGTGGCAGAGCGCCAGCGCAGCGCACAACGTCGTCTTGCCGCCCTTCCTGCCCATGCTGATTACCGCAGTGCGGATCGGCCGGCGCCCGTCCGGGCCAGCCGCGTAGATGCGGCGCAGGATCACCTTCTGCCACGGCCGCAGGCGCAGTTTCCGGCCCGCCTGCGCCCCGCTGGTGATAGTCAGGGCCTCGCACCACCGGATGACACGCTCAGCCCGTGTGGCGCCACCAGCGCGGCGCCGTGGCGGCTTCCGCGCAGGCGATGGGGGCACCTTCACCGGCTTGGCGCCGGGTCCGCGCTTGCCCATCAATCGAAGTCCTGAATATCCGACTTCGACAGTCGGAAACTAACCACTTTGGGACCGGGCAGTGCGGTCCCGGCCGGCCAGCTGTGAGAGATTCCTTCCCGCGTCGGCGCGCGCCACCAGTGCCCGCGGTCGCGCGGAGTGCCATCCGCATCGCAGCCGGCCAGGCGGGGCTCGCCTGTGCCCCTGCGCGCGTTGTGGCAGGTGATGCACCGGCCCACCAGGTTATCGAGGCTGTCCTGCCCGCCCTTGCTGCGCGGGATGATGTGGTCCGCCACCACCGCGGCCTTCCCGCACCCGGCGGTGACGCATAGGGGCGAGCGAGCCAGCGCGGCCAAGCGCAGGCGGCGCCAGAAGGCCGTCCGGTAGAAGGGATTGCTCATGCCGCCTCCATCGCCCGTGCCAGCGCGCGCAGCTCGCTGGCGAGGGTGTGCTTGTCCATGTGAAAGGCTTCCGGGTCGCGGTGCGACGGGGACAGGCGGGCCACGCGATCGGCGATTTCGGCCACCAGGCGGGCCAGCGCGACCGGGCATGACGCATGACGCACATGACGCACATGACGCATTTCGCCAACGTGTTCCTGCGCGGGTGTGCGGGTGTGCGTGCCCCTGTGTGCCCCTCCCCTGTGTCCTTCACACTCAGGTACTAGGAAGGGAAGTGCGTCATTGTGCGTCAT